TCTGGGTCTTTGGAGCTTTGCCGTAGCTATCTTCGATGATTTCACCATCTACTTCTTGACGCCAACGCCACTGTCCATCTTGGAGTTTAGCCCAAGTATAAACAGCTGCTTCATCCTCACCAACGGTCACATCAACAGAAGGAGTGGCAGTGTTATCATCCACTCGATTGATAGCTGACTTAGGCTTTTGGAATTTATCAGGTAAGAATTGACGGTTAATTGATTCAACAGTAACGATCTCAGTGGGTTGACCCTCTCCATCACGGACGACCACAAAGCGGTCAAGAGGATACAATTTGACACCACTCGAACCCATGTAAACCAGGACATTCCCGGATACAATCAGATGTTTCATTGCCTGATGTAGGACAACACGGTCCTGTGATTCGGCAATGTGTTGCATGATGACCCGTTCCATTTTGGACAGGCTCAAGTCAATCTCTGATTTGATCTTAACATCTAGACTGGGGTCCGAGGCGAGCTTACCGTCGTTGATCTGAAGCTTAAAGAACGTAGCTGTTACAGGGAACAGACTAAGCATAAGCTTCGAGGCCATGACGTTTGCGCCTTTGGCTCCGATAGATTGCCAGGGTGTGGGCAGCTTCTGTCCATTGACAACACCCGTAGGTGTCAGCAAATAAGGCAGACTAAGCCGCGCACATTCCCTAGCAGTATCGAGAAAGATCGTTCTGTCGCTTGCCAATCGAGCGTATCGAGAAGCGGCAGACGAGGTTTCCATTTAATTATTGAGCAGAGGGGACGTTGAGGCCGGTAGTTTGGCCAGTGATGGTAGACAGTTTAGGCTTAGCAGTCTTGAAAGCAGCAGCGCCTTTAGCAGCACCAGCGGGTTGCTTAACAGCAGCTTTGCTTTGGATCGTTGCCATCTTCTGACCAGCACTAACCGGCGGCGGGGGCGGAGCAGGCGGCGGCGGGGGTGGCTCAGGAGCCTTAGGCGCTTTATAAACAATTGGAGCCGGAGGAGGTGGCGGTGGCGAAGGTGCCATGCACATGGTTTTAGTCCTTTGTAGTTTTACTTTTCAAGTACCTAATTACACCAATAGCTCCGGCGCGATAAGCTAGTTCACGCTCGGAGATATTGTGCTCAGGAAAGCGATCAGGATACTGTTCTTCAAGCTCAGCAATGAGTCGAAGAAGATCTACTTTGCCCCCTACAACTAAGGTAAGGGGCACGTTCTGATCATCCATATTGTGGAAGGTCAACGTTGGAGGCCTCAAAGAACGCTGGCATTCTGCTGCGTTGGGTATCCTTGAGACCAGGTGCTTTGCCCCGCTCATAGAGCGAGTCGGATTGGTTCATCCAAAAATCTTTATCCAGATACTTATTCTCAGAAGAATCAAGAGTATCCATCACCCATCCAACAGTCGCTCGGCGTAGGCGATTGAGGCTTGATGTGGACTTGAGGCCCAGCTCGGAGCAGACCATCGAGTGTATGGCGACGTGGGTTTGTTCGTCTCGGCTGATGTCTGCTGCGGTGCTGCGGATTCCGATGTCTCCATTGAATCGGAAGAAGGGGAGGATGACGAAGAAGACACTGCGTTCAAGGATAGCTGCTTTCAGAATCGGATGCTCTGGTGCATCTAGCCAAGCCTTGAGGATGTGCTTTGCTTCATCTTCATGCTTCAGGTCTGCACCGTGGGCATCAATGACATAGTTCAAAGCCTGGTCGTGACGTTCTTCATCCAATTGATTGGACAACAAAGCTTCACGCAAGCCAGGCGTGTTGGGTAGTTCGCGGTCGAGTCCCTGCTGTAGGAACTCACGCACGGGCAATTCAAGATGACGGAGCCCAAGGGCACGCTTGAGCGTGTCCTCAGACCCATCAACTACCTTGCCTTTTTGCACAGCCAAAGGCGTCCATTTACGCTTTCGGCTGACGACTTGATCGTAAGGGGAAATTGCGTTCATTCTCCGCAAGGAATACAAATTTCGTTTTCTGGTTCTACTTGTTTGGGACAGCCGCAGTCGGGGTCAACTTCGGTTTCAAAACCAAAGAGATCTCGGAAGTCCTCATCAAGCGCAGCCAACGCATCGTCCTTGGACTGGGTGTCCGGTTGGACTTGAAGGCTGTAGTAAAGGCTTGTCTGAGGAGAGTTGAGCCACTCCTGAATAAAGTCCCGGTTGTAGGTAACAACGTCAGACCAGCTGTTGAAACTGTAACCGTGGAAGAGAAGCGTCTCACGGTAGAGTTTGACAATACCGTTCACCACTTCGGTATAAGCATCCCAGCCTACTTCGGCTGCAATCTC